CACTTTTTCATTGCGACTCTCTTCGACTCTATAAAGGACAAGAATGATATATCAGATTGGCTCAACGTTAGTAGCTATGTTCCCGGCAATGAAGACTTGAACACGAAGAATCTGATTGGTAACAGGATACCATTCGCAATGCTACCTAAGTTTAGTTCAATCGATGTATATCCCAACAATGAGGAGATCAACTACAATGAATCCACAAAGTCAGAAGTGCCGAGGAAGACGGATGATAAAGATCCAATGTGTTTCATGAATCCGATGTATGAAACACGATACCATCACATCACGCGGATCTTTGATCTCCTGTCGGTTCTCAGAGCGTTCGAAAGTGGATTCGGAAAGACATCGGCTTATAAAACAGCCGCGATGCTACTGTATATGATTGGTATCGATATACCCTGTGCAAACAGGGTAGACGTCGAACGGGTAATCAATGACTGTTTGGTCGAAGCCTACAAGGAAGTAGGTCTTGAATACAAAGTGATCACTAAGGAGAATGAGATCGAACAAGCGAAGCACTACTGGAATGAAAAGAAACGTCGGAACGATGATCCGCGTATGTATCCGGTGAAACCCGCACCAGCCCCGTCCACCGCTCCCGCCGCACCAACGGCTGGAGGTGGAGACGATCAAGTATTCAAGTTCGACGACAAAACTAAAAAACTATTGGAGACATCGCATAGTAAAGAACCAAAAGCGTTTACGAAGCTCGATCTGACACCCGATGAGGTGATGGCAGAAGAGAAGAGGGAACCACTTGTGATTCCCAATGATGCCCCAGCGGAAGTCAAAGCAGTTATGGAGGGTATCAAGAAAGCAACCGTCAAACCAGAAGATACGGTTGATGATGGACTGGGTGAATGGACAGTGGTAGACAAATCAGGCAAGCATAAGGGTGGCACATTCAGGCGGAAACGACTGCCCCGACTCGTGTAAGGGCTTCTTGGCATGCCATCTGTTCTGCCTTCTTGCGCGTAGTCCCGGCACCAATCCCATAGACCTTTCCTACCACCATGACCGCAACCACAATCTCATTCTTCTTCGGGTCATTGGATCGCATCTCGTACTCCGGGGTGCACTTGAACTCGCGTTGACAATACTTCTGAAACAGGTCCTTGAAGTTCGTGGCCGAGTTCACGATCTCATCCACATCGAGATACGCCTCCATCACGGTGGTCACGAAGGTATACACGATATTGAACCTGTTTCCACAGTCTGTCCACAGCGCACCCAAGAACGCTTCGAAGATGTCGCCCAGCTTCTTGGTGTTGGTTCGCCCAGCAATCGCAACCGAGTCCTCGTTATGGCGAGAGATCACGTAGAACCTATTCAATCCCAACTCTTTCGACAATCCTCCGATCCGGTCATTGTTGACGAGCTCCTTACGGGCGTCCGTCAAGAATCCCTGCTTCTTCTCGGGGAACTTCTTGCGTAGATATGTCGCGATACAGGCGCCGAGTACTGCATCGCCTTCAAATTCCAAACATTCGTAGCTCTCGTCTTGGAGGGGCATAACACCGGATGGACAGGGGGCAAGTGTGGCCGGCTCTCCATCAGGCGTGGTGTATTCAGAGCGTCTAACGTAGGTGGTGTGAACCATTGCAGTCTGGAAGACGCGGCGGTTAGACACCCGATAATGAGGGAGTCCGTGACGGCGTAGAATGCGGTGGATATCATCTTCGGTAAAGGTTCGATTGGAGGCATTGTAAGGCGAGTACATGAGTTCCCTTCTCCTCCAGCGGGTAAATTCGTTTTTATCCGCTCATAACAATGAAGACACGTCGGGTCCGCGGTGGTTTCCTCGGGATCAAGAAGGCAGTGAAGTCACTGTACCAGACTAAGAAGCAGAACAAGCGTATGTATGCCCTCTCTCGCAAGCGCAAGATGCGTCGGCTACAAGAGAAGTATCTCGAGCAAAGGGCCAATATCGAAAACGCAACGTATAAGTAATGGGACAGATCCAGTCATTTGCATATAATGTCGTCCGCACCCCTGAAACAGCCCCTCCACTTGAAACCTGTATTGTAGATGTCGCAGCCTGTCGCTACGAGATCCCCAAGCGCAAAGATATGGCGGTTTGCTTCGTGTTTTTCAACCCGGCGCGTTCCAAGAAGATGCTCATGAACTACTTCTACACTGTCGAAAAGCTGAAGCTTGCGAAGATACCCTACTACACGCTTGAACTGACGTTCGATGACCACGAGCCTGAACTCGCCGATGCGTATCATGTGAAGGGAAACAGCGTGCTGTTCCACAAGGAGGTGCTCTGTGGCTTGCTGGAAAAGCGCATTCCCTGCTACTACAAGAAGCTGCTCTTCATGGATGCCGATGTAATCTTCGGACATCCCGGTTGGTATGAAGAGGTTTCACGCCTGCTCACAACCTATGAAGTCGTTCAACCGTTCGCATCCTGCGTGTGGTTGGACAGCACCTACACGAAGCTGGTCCAAACACGCTTGTCGGTTGCGTATATGAACCGCCTCAACCTCTACAATCACAACTATCATCCAGGATTCGCGTGGGCGTTCCAGCGAAAATGGTTCAGGGATGTTGGGTTCTACACGCATGGAATCACGGGCAGCGGAGATACGATGTCGACAGCTGCGTGGATGAACATAAAGTTCCCGGTGGGATACGTTCACCCGTCACTGGTTCCATCCTACACAGAGTATTCGCAAATGGTCTTGCCTAAGCTAGCCTGTGCAACCGGCACGGTATATCATCTGTGGCACGGGACTGCGAAGAACCGCAAGTATGTGGACCGGCACAAGATTCTCAATGGTGTGCGCGATGTGCGGTCGATTGTCGAACCTAACGCAGACGGTGTCTGGGAGCTTACCGACAAGGCTGTGGAATCGAAGATGCGCGAATACTTCACGTCGCGAGAGGATGACGGAGTTTAAACATTTTCTCCGTCCCTTACATATCTCGGCATTGATGCGAAAACAGCTCTCGACATTGGCGCTTCAAGTGGTCGAACAGCAGCAACTACTCTCGGTCGCAGTGACTCGAGTCCAGCATGGATTCCTGCCGGCTGAAAACACCCTTGAGGCGTCGCGTCATATACGAGATATGACCAAACTCCTTCGCGAAATTGACGAAGCCCTGAAAACGGTCTACAAGCAGCCGCAACCGAAAAAGTAATGGAGCCAATTGGGATTGTTGCTATCGTTGGAATTGCTGTGTGTGGATGTGGTCTAGCAGGTCTAGCCAGACTCTATGGTCGTCTTGGAACTCTAAAGGTGTCGCGGTCAAGCACTCACTTGTCGGACATGGTGTCGGAGGAGGAGCCGGATGACTTCAGTTCGAAGCCGAAGTCGTCTGCGATCAGCTTTGGCTCGTGACGACGCACAATCTCCTTCATCACCTCAGACCCACGGTCACCCAGAATATCCTTGAGATAGAGCTCCAGGTCCTTCTTCGACAGTGTCCAACCCTTCTTCCACTTGTTCGGGCGCTTGACGTTAAACATTAGTTCAGACTCCTTCAGATGAATTTGGTCTGGTAACTCTGTATGTGCATACAGGGCTGCGAGATCCAACTCGACCGTGCGCCTGTTGTCGCGAAGTTCGGATGTCTGAGCATTCAGCTCGGATAGGTTCTTGTTGATGCGAATGTACTTGGAGAGGATTGCCTTAAGAGCGTCCATTGTGAAGATGATTCACCTCGCAAGGAAAGTATCCGTTTTAAGCAAGATGCTCTTCGACGAAGATGAGATTGAACGGTTGAGAACCGTCTACAACAAAGAGCACCCAACTGAACCTCAAATCCAGAAGCGGGGGGTTACCGCCATATGGTCCGAATTGAAGAGCCGCCTTCATTCGAAATGTAAGACCGGTGCACCGGCCTGCATTGTTAGCTCGATGATGAAGCGTCCTCGTGCACCGAGTTCATGGAAGAAGAACCCGACCGAGTGGCTGTCGTCTGATGATATTGATAAGGTTGAGCGTCAATACGAGAAGGTCATCCAAGACTATCATTTCGTAGGCTGTGTACCGATTGATTTCGACCTGAAGTCTGAGATGTCCAAGTGCATCGTGTCTACGCTGTGCTCGATGAAGCTGGCCACCCTCTACAAGAAGGGGATTCGGCGTATTGGAATCGTCTTCAATACGGATGTTCACGATGGACCGGGCCAACACTGGATTGCCGCCTTCCTCGACATGCGAGATGAGCTGCAGTATCCTCGCATGACCTACTTTGACTCCTACGCGAGCAAGCCAGAGAAGGAGATTCAGCGATTGATGTTTCGCTGGAAGGATCAGTGGGATGCGATTCACCCCAACGAAACACCGATGAAGCTGACCTACAATACTACGCGGCATCAGTTTAAGGAGTCGGAGTGTGGAATGTATTGCCTGTATTTCCACTACGCATGTCTGATGGAGTTTCCGATGAACAAGCGGATTACAGATGATGACGTAAACCGTCTGCGCTATCACGACGAAGTTGTGCTTGGAGCATCTGTCCCATCGTTGTTCGCGCCCCAAAAAAGTAAGGACACTACGTAATGGAACCGCTGATTGTGGTCGGAGCACTGGTTACGGCAGGCTACATCCTTGCGTCTACAGAAGAGCCAGTCCACGAGGACCGTGGAAAGACACTGGTTGACTATTATGCTCAGGGCAGCACCTTCGAAGACATTGAGGGCGCGCTAGCAAAGGGGTTTCGCTTACTCGAGCTCCACATCTATTCAGACGCACAGGACGAGCCAGTTGTTGCGCTGGTTCCTAACTATGACCAGGTTCGGCATCGGACCTTTGAGTCGTGCTGCGTGACGATTCTTCAGAAGGCGTTTCCATCACGCGACCCCCTGATTCTGAGCCTCGTCCTTCATACAGACAAGAGCTTCACTGCGAATCGTGTAGCCCACCACCTCAAGACCACGGTACGAAAGCAGCTGTTCCAGGGTTCCATCGAAGAAACACCGCTCGAGGCACTGGCGGACAAGGTGGTGATTGTTTCGGGCAATGAGGCGCGCGGCACAGAGCTCGAGCAGTTAGTGAATGTATCGTGGAATGAGAGCCATCTGCGCCGCCTCAGCTACCAGCAGGCAGCTTACCCACGTGAGCCACAGGAGCTGCGTCAGTTCACGCAGTCCCACATTGCGATTGTCGCACCTGACCAGGCCTTTTCAAAGTTCAAGGTCATGGACGACGTCTATACGTATGGTTGCCAGTGGAACCTCTGTCCGACACCACTTGGGCGCCCGGGGTTCATCCCAAGGGAGTCTTGACGACCGTGGATTCATTTCGCGCGGTTAAACAAAAATGGCGAATCCTTGGCTTTCTCATGTGAAGAAGACGATGTCGGAGATGAAGCACCGCGGCACCTACAAGAAGGGTGACGGGCTGAAGAAGGTCATTCTCGAGGCGAAGAAGACCTACAAGAAGAGCTCGATGGGTGCGCCGGCCAAGAAGACGCGCCGTCACCGCAAGAGCCGCAAGTCGTTCTTTTAAGCAAACATGGCATGAATGACCAATAAACTAATAACCACTAGACAAGCCATATACACTTTCATACTCAGAGGGGTTTCTTCGAACTTCTGATTACGAAAGTAAACCTCCGGCCACGATTCGTCGTGTACGTTTATGGTCACGTTGCTTGGTGTATCCTCCATTGACTCGTCGACAGGTCTTTCCATGATACGTTGATTTAGAACACCCGCTTTTGTAGTAAGCCACATGTTGCGTGTATCCCTTGAAGCTGCGAATTGATGAGTTCGTTTTCTCCGAGAGGCGCCGTAGCAGACCATACATCCAGTGGAGATACGCACTGCGAGATCCCAAGTCAATAGGGTGCGAGTTCATATACTGCACATAGGCCTTGCGAAGTTTGGGGAAGGGATACGTGCGACTCAACTCGTTCAGAAAGATCTGCTGTGTATTCACATCCTCAGCCTCTGGCTTCTCGGGGAAGTTGTATGCAATCGAGAACAGGAAGTCGCGGCCCGGAACTCCATGCGGGGGCTTCTTCAGCATCTGCGCATACTTCTCATGAACGTCTTCGTAGGTCGGGTCGGGATCCGGTAAAATCACCTTCGGATCTGTTTCTGCCTGCGTCTTCAGTTTGTGGTTGACCTTGCGATGAATCTCATAGAGCCACTGACCTGCATCGCCCTTCAGCGGGTGTTCGGTTACGAATCTAGTCGTACTTTCCCTACAGTACTTACAGGGTAAAACACGATGCATATGCGCCAATGTTCGACCAGGCGTAGGCGAACCTTCAGCAATCAGGTGAAACAGTTGCCACCCACTCGGCCCCCAATAGGACACATCCATTGTATTCATCGCACATCTTTCTCCAACCACGCAGCGATCTGAATCGTCATGGCGGCGTCGGACACGGGATTATGAGCCTTCCCAACAGGGAATGCCTTCTTCAATGCAGGATCCAATTCCTTCGCGATGCAGTGATAGGCACCTTCCAACTTCGCCGTCCCGCACCGCTTGCTAAAGAGCGGGTTACTGTGTGCAATATCGATGATTCGTTGAGGCGGATGGTAGTCAAGTTTGTACTTCAGGCATGCAGACCGGATCGCCTTCAAATCCATGTCGCCCTTGACGATGACCGTCGACCCCCTCATCTTCTCAATGAATCCTTTGAGCCAAGAGGTGGGCTTCACGTGCGGCTTCACCTTCGGGTCCGCAAAGTAGGCCTTCACACTGTCGTCCTGGTTAAGAAACTCGGGCGCCGACCGCTCTGTTTCTTCAAGGATATCCAGCACGATCGACGTCGCGGGCGTCACGGTCGAGTAGCTCGAGGATACGCGGTTCAGTTGTCGCGGAGGGGGTGGAAGGACAACGAAGAACTGTGTAGAGGTCCACGACCCCCCTTTCCGAGTCAGGTGGTATCCGCCCACCTCGCGGGGCAGGAACGTCGCGCCTACATGCCAGAACTCGCAGTCAAACGCCAGCAGCGATGTGGCTTTTCCGGCAAGTTTGTCTAACCCCCGCATTATGTCGTTCGCTGAAAAACATTCTGAACCACTCAATAAATGCTCGATACTAAGGATATCATCATCCTCACGGCGTCGTTTTATCTCGGATCGGTGGTGGCTGCGTTCTTCAAGTCGCTGAATGACGGCATCCTCGTGCCGCTGCTCGCGCCGGCCGCCTCAGCGGGCAAGGGTGTGTCCGGCTTCTCCATCAAGGTCGGCTCGGCTGAGCTCAAGGTTGGTCAGGTGATCACGGAGCTGGTCAACCTCATCGTGTCGTTCGCGCTCGTCGTCTTCACGATCGGCCTGCTCCGCTCGTATGTGCTGAGCAAGATCGGCGCCGCCCGTCGCAAGGGCGGGGAGGAGTAAAAAAATAAGTTTGAAGAACAATGGATTACATCACAAACGCATGGACGAACACCACTAGCACTGCGTCTGATTACTGGTCAAAGCGTCCGACATGGTTAGGTGGGCCGGCACCTGTGCCTGCAGTTGTGGGCGGTCGTCGCAAGACACGTCGTCACCGCAAGTCTACGCATCGCCGCACCGGAAGGAGGTCCAGCGATTTCCTGGGGCGGCTTTTCCGCATGTAGACTCGATCTGCTTCTTCAGATCAGCAGTCGTCGCCTTGCTTGTCGGGTCATTCGTCCGGCGCCACTCAATGAACTCCCGTGTAACATCCGACCACCTCATCATCGCCACCGCCTCGTCTGCCTCAGCCTCAACCTTATGAATCTTCTCACGGATGAACTTGGCGATCACGTCACTATCATCCTTGTACTCGCTCGTGTACTCCATCACCTTCTCCGGAGGGACCAGCTTGCGATAGCCCTTGCCCTTCGTGTAGAGGAAGACCATGTAGCTCAGGAACGCCTCAGCCCACTCCTTGCTCTGTGACTTCTGAACAATCGACTCATCAATCGGCTTCTCGTGCGGCAGGCGCGGATCTGCAACGAACTTGCTCAAGAAGTTGATCACCACCAGGCGGCGCCACGTGCCTCCGTCCTGCGTATTGATCTTCGGCTTCTCGTTACACGCCAGGTTGAAGCGGGCCTGGAGGTCAAAGTCCATCATCTGCTTCGAGCCCGCATACAAGTCGCGAGCCGTGATCTTCTCCGAAGAGGCCAACTCCTTCATCAGACCCGTGTTGAGCGGCACCTGCTCATCCGGCTCCTGCATGGTCACGAAGCGACGACCCTTCATGCGAACCAGCTCTGGTGCAGCAGCAGCGGACTTGTTACGCGCCTGGGTCAGAAGCGAGATCGGTGCCTTGCACGCATAATCACCCATCGCCGTCGACATCAGGTTCATCAACATCGACTTGCCGTTCGAACCCGTTCCTGTGAGAATGTGGAACTTCTGCGCTTCGTTGTTCCCG